AGGGGATCATGAATCCGCAATCTGAGTGGGCGAAGCATCTCCCTCCTGAGAAGCTCCAGGAGCTTCGCGAGATGGTGATCACATTCCACAAGGCACGCTACGAGCCTGCGCCGATCCCCGCCGAGTTCACAGTCGATGAGCCCGAGGTTGCGCCGGATACGCCTCCCGTAGAGAATGGGCACGCGCCGAACGGGAACGACGATGGGCCGGTAACGCTGAAGGGTGGATGATGAGCGATTTCGTAGACGCCACGATGTCAAACGCGACGATCATCGAAGCTGATTCCGGTATCACGATGATGTTCCTCGAAGGCGCCGGCTCACGAGAGGAAGCCAAATCAATCTGCCGCGAGATCGAAAATCACATACAACGCGCTATCGTCAAAGGTGGGAAGCAGCATCTCGTCATGGCGATCCCGCCTCAAGTGCGCCTCACCGTCGTTCGTGGGAAGCGCGTGGAGATGCAGCGTACCGCAGACAACAGCGTGCGCATGGAGGTGATGGCCAATCGAGCAGGCCAAGGGCTTCTCTTGCCGGGACGGGACTTCAAGCTGACGTGAGGGAGAGAGAGGTCTGGAGAACGGTTGTACTGTGGTGCTCCGTTCTCCCTATGTGGAATCCTTGAGAGGAGCGCGTCAAGTGGATTCGGATTGTGATGCACAGCACGGAGTTGGGCGATCGAAAATGGGCTGAGGCATTCGGCACGAGATATGCCGAGAGAGGAAAGTACAGTCATGGAGCTGGGAGACAAAGCGAAAGACATCATCACCGGATACGAAGGAATTGTCATGGCGAAGGCTAGATATCTCACCGGGTGCGACCAGATTCTCTTGACGCCCGACCATCTCGACAAGGATGGGAAACGCATCGACGGAGAATGGTTTGACGATTCCCGCATCACAGGTGAGATCAAGAAGCATGGTGCAGGATTCGTTCTCGAACGGGGTCGCGGCAATGGTGGCCCGCAGGAGAGCGAACCTCCGAAGCGATGATCGGGCCCGCTGACCCCGACCCGCTGCTCGATCTCGACGAGCTCGAACGCTTCGCCGGCCTCCTCGACATCATGCAAGCTGAGGGCGAGGTCCCGGAATCGACCGAGCCTCGCGATCTCGCCGCCCAAGACTTCGAGGATTTCGAGGGGCGCGTCGTGGAGCTGGCGCGGATCGATCCAGTCGTCTTCGCGCAGTACGCCTTCCAATGGCCGATCCAGCCGATCCATTCCGAGATGCACGATCTCATGACGGCTCATGCTCGCGTGGTTCTCTGGGCCCCGCCCGAACATGGTAAGACCGGACACATTTCCATCGCTCGCCCGATCTGGGAGCTTGGGGTCAATCCCTCGATCCGCATCGCGCTGATCTCGGACTCGGCCGACCAGGCCAAGAAGTCGCTCGCCACGATCAAGCAGCAGATCACGCTAAACCCCAGGATCAAGGCGGTATTCCCGAAGATCGGGCCCGAGAAGCGCGCCGACTACCGCAAGTCCTGGCTCGACGAGGCGATCATCGTAGAGCGCGACGACCTCGCGGCACGCGACTACTCAATCCAGGCTATCGGCGTACACGGGCAGATCATGGGCGCGCGGCTCGATCTCGCCATCTTGGACGACATTCTCGACTTCGAGAACACGCTCACCCCCGGCGCTCGCGAGCGGCTCTTGAGTTGGTATGACGCGACGATCGAAGGCCGCTCGACGGCATACGGGCGTATCTGGTTCGTCGGCATGGCCTGGCATCGCAAGGACATCATGCACGAGCTTTCGAAGCGCGAAGGATGGGCCTCGCACCGCTTCGACGGGAGGAAGGAGGGACTTTGGCCGGAGTTCTTGATCGTGGACGGGAAGCCTTCAGGCTGGCCGCAGTGGCGCCTCGATCAGAAGCGCAAGCTCATGCCATCGGCTGAGTTCGATCGACAGTTCGGGTGCAAGGTGATGACCGAGACGTCCGAGATCTTCAACTCCCGCGCGATCGATCAATGCTTCGAGCGGCACCTCGGCTGGGATCCCGAACCGGACCCGTCGTGGCAAATCTTCGTCGGCGTGGATTTGAACGTGAAGAAGGGAGAAGCGCGCGACAAGACTTCTTTCTTCATCGGCCGGCCGGACGGCGCATCCCGCATCGTCCAGCGCATCATTTGCGACAACATGAACCTCGAAGAGATCGTCTTCTGGTTCTACTTCATCGAGGCGAGATATCACCCGGTGATCTTCCTGGTCGAGAACAACGCCGCGCAGGACTACATCGTGCAGATGTTCAAGCCGGGCACGCTTTCGGCGATCTTCGAGGGCCGCGGCGAGGATCCATCGCCGTATCTTTCACTGCTCCCGCGCGTCCAGGGCTTCACGACCGGATCGAACAAGTCCGATCCCATCTTGGGCCTTCGCGGAATGACGCTGGAGTTTGAGCAGAAACGCTGGAGGATCCCCGATCACAAGCTCACACAGCAGTGGAAGGACGAGCTAGTCGACTTCGATCCGCTCGCTCACCCGCCCGATATTCTTATGTCGTCGTGGCTCTTCTACTCGGCTACCATGAAATACAGACCCCAGCGGATTCGCTCACGAGTATTGGGAGGCGTATGACGACCACAAAGAAGCGCACGCGCAAACCGGCCGCGACGAAGGCTGTCGTCCCCGTGCCGCGCATTCGCTCGCGCGTCTTGAACACCGGGGGCGGAAAGCTCTCCGACGTGGTCCCCATCCGCGGCGCGTCGCAGCAGATCCCAATGGAGGTCATCGACAAGTCCGCGCACGAGACGATCATTCCCCCTCTTGGCTCGAACTCCTTCGAAGATCTGACCGCACTTCTCATTGACTCCACCGACTACGCGACGAGCGTTGAGCAAATCGCGACCGACGTCGCTGGCCTTGGCTGGCACCTCGATCCCGTCGATCAAGATGAGCCGATGGACCAAGGTGAGATCACGCGCGCCATGACGCTCCTTGCGGCTCCGCAACGCTCGATGCTGATGGGCGAGATCCTCATGCTGGGCGAGATCATCAAGCGTGCGGTCATGGATTACCTGACCCTCGGGAACGCCTGGATCGAGGTCATTCGCCAGAACAACGACCCGAGCCGCCCGCCTTCAGGGTTCGCGCACGCGCCGGGTGTTGCAATGCGACTGCGCTCGAATCTCTACGGCCACGTCATGCTCTCTCTGGAAACAAACAAGTACGCGTTCTTCCGAACGCTCTTCTCCGATCCGAAAGACGAGCGCTCAAACGATCCGCGTACCGGCGAGCCCTTGAATGAGATGATCTATTTCAAGCGCTACTCGCCAGGATCGCCTTGGTACGGCGTGCCACGAATTGTCCCGGCCATGCGCGCAATCAAGGGAACCGTGCTCTCCGCCGAACGCAACATCCGCTTCTTCCTGAATCGCGCGATGCCCGAGTGGACGATAATCTTGACCGGCGAGACGGACAACATCTCGGACGAGAACTATCAGCAGATGGAAACCGACATCACCGAGTACATGCGAAACGTCGTCCGTGGCGACGACTACCGCACGTTCTTGATGACAATGCCCACGGGAATCTCGGTCAAGTTCGAGAAAGTGAACATCGACGTCAACGATTCGAGCCATCAGCAGTACCGAAAAGACAACCGCGACGAGATCCTACGCTCGCAGGGAATGCAGCCGGGGCGCCTTGGGATCGTGGAATCTGGAAACATCGGAAGCGGATCGGGCGAATCGCAGATCGAGGTCTACAAGACTTCCACCGTGAAGCCGCCGCAGGAAATGCTGGAGCGGCAGATCAACGCCATCCTTCACGCGAATGAGCCGGCCGGCCTGGGACTCAAGACCGTCAACTTCAAGTTCGACGAGATCGATTCGATCGACGAAGCGCGGGAGGCGACGATCGCCGCAACGCTGGCGCAGACCGGATGGCTCACGGTGAACGAAGGCCGCGCGTATGCGTCGCAATTCTTGAAGATCCACTTGGATCCGATTGAGGAGCCGTGGGCGGATCTCCCCATGCAGATCGTGGTCCCGCAGCTCGCGACAATCATGGAGCCGATGGCCTCGCTCCAAGAGGAGCCGGGGAACCTCCGTCCGGGACTCTCGCCCCTGGGCACGCCGTCGCTGGGCGGGCTCGCCGGCCTTCCCTCGCTTGAGCGAAGCGTGGTGATTCCATCCATGGCGATCGACAAGGCCTACAGGCACCTTCGTGAACGCCAGGCGGAATTCGCCCCGAATGGCGCGTAGAGCACTAGGCTCGATCCGAAGTGCGCAGGTCCTTCGAGGTAAACGAGAGCGCGCTCTATTCCGTGAACTGCAAGCGCAAGCCGTGGCCCTGCGCGAGAACTTCACCCGCTTCCTCAACTCCTCCGATCTCCTGGCAGACATGGCGCGCGAGGGACGTCGTCTCGAACCTTCGTCCAATGGGCAGCAAACGAAGGCCGAGGTTGACGTCCCCGCCGATGTCGCCGCGATCGTGGCCCGGGCGCTCAATCGTGCGCGCCCACTCTGGGATGAATTCGAGGCGAATGTCCGGGCGTCACTCCTCTCAGAGGAGATCAAAGCCTTCGAGGCTGGCGCTCAAGGTGCGATGCGGCAGATTGGATTCCAGGGCGTGTTTGATCTCCAGAATCCTCGCGTCTTGGACTACCTCGCGACGCGGACGAACATGCTGGCCGGCGGGATCTCGGACACGTCCTTCGATGCGATCCGGGAGACGATCATCAAGGGCTTCTTCGTGGAAGGCCGCGGTCCGCTCGATGTCGCGCGAGACTTGCGAAACGAGTTCTCATTCCTCTCCGGGCCACGCTCTCGGACCATCGCCCGAACGGAGACACTCATTGCGACGGAGCAAGGTCAGTTCGAGCAGTGGTACGTCATCGGGGTCGAGCAGAAGCGCTGGATGTCTGTACGCGACGCGAACACGCGCCCGTGGCACCTTGAAGCTGATGGACAGACGGTCGATCTTTTCGAGCCCTTCATCGTGAATGGCGAGGAGATGATGCACGTTGGAGATCCTACGGCCTCACCCGAGAACATCATCAACTGCCTCTGCGGCGACGGCCCCGTCATCGATACCGGAACCGTCCGCCAACCGTGGCTTGGTACATAGCATGACACGACTCTCCCGAAAGCCGCTCTCCGAGCAAGCGCCGAAGCCTCTCCCGGTGCTTCGCATCGTGCGGTGCTTCATGTGCAACCGGAGAATCTTCGACGCGCGCGAGGACTTCAATCAGGTGAAATCCCACGTCCTCGGGATCGAGATCAAATGCGCGAACTGCGGGACGATCAACCGCTTCTAGAAAATTCCGGCTTGCGCTCTCCATAACTTCCTCACATTCTCCCGCGCTAGAGACCCATAAGAGGTCCGTGACAGTTCGATAGAGAAGCTGTGGCCACCCACCCGCAGCCGATCATCGAATGGTCCGGGCCTCTTTTTCTTTTTCCGGGAGGTTTCGCCGATGCCCTTCGCGACAGACACGCTTCCTGTGGAAGTCGAAGCGCTTCCGAAAGAGGCGCAGGCGATTTGGCTCTCCGTATTCAACTCCACATTCCGCACCTTCTCTGGCACCGAATCCGAAAAGGAAGAGGCGTCCTTCATCGCCGCATGGGGTGCGGTGCGCTCGCGATTCCAAAAGCTGCCCGATGGCTCGTGGGATCGAAAGGCGATGCTCTCCTTCGATGATGCAGTTGGGGTGAAGTTTCAATCGGTGCGCTTCGTCAAGTTCATCGACGATCTCATGCAAGCGAAAGATCGCATCACCTTGGGCGAGGTCTACGTGCCATGGGAAGTGGACGCGCAGGGAGAATTCGCCGACGAGGAGACGATCGAAAAGGGCGCCTACAACTGGATGAAGAAGTACCAGGAGATCGGCGAGCAGCATCAGCTCTTCGGCGGTAAGGGTGCGGTCGTCGAGAACTTCATCTCCCGCAAAGGTGACCGCGACTTTCCCGTACCCGGCTCGTGGGTCATGGGCACGCAGTGGTCGGAAGATATGTGGGAGAAAATCCTCAACGGCGAGGTCACGGGCTATTCGCTCGGCGGGAAATGGACTCACGTCCCGATCGTCGCCGGCCGGGAGTACGCGAAGGGAATCCGCGGCACGAAAGCGGAAGAGATCGGCGACCTCGACATGGATCTCTTCGAGAAGCCGCAGCACGACGGACCACGCGTGATCTGGCAGATCGTTTCCTTCGACGACATCGAGGAAGTATCGGGCGTTGGCATGCCCGCGATTCGCAAACCATTCAAGCTCTTCAAGGGGGATCGAATGAAGCCCAAGGTTCGAGTCGTGGGCAAGACGAAGGCGGTGGCGGCGAGCCCCTGCTTGAAGCTCTACGAGAACTTCGTCGCGTCCGGACTATCGACGGAAGAGGCGCGCATCAAAGTCGAGGAGACGCTCGAGTGCCCGGCCGGATGGCTCGACGGCGAGAAGCAAACCGATGGCGTGATGTCGTTGCAGGAATGCACGGCGCAAGTCGATGGCCTGCTCGGAGTCGGTAAAGGCATGGGCGTGTGCTCGTTGATGCAGGCGAAGTACGCCGCGGGACCGGAAGGCGGAATCGCGCTTCCCGAAGGGGTCACGCTCGAGCAGGCCGCGAAGGAGTGGGCAGCCTTCGGTGAGGAGGCCGGCATCTTGACGCTCAAGGAAGAGGAAGACGAAAGCGGAATTCTCAAGTCGATCAAGAGTGCGATCGGATCGATCGCCAAACATCTCGGCGTCAAGGGAGCCGAGTCACAGGAGGAGGAACCCATGACGCCGCAAGAGAAGCAGGAATTTGACGAGCTCAAGGCTTCGGTGAAGGAACTGACGGCCGCACTCCAGACGAAGTCCGCCACGGAATGCGAGGGCGGGAAGTGCGGATGCCAGGAAGGAAACGTCGCTGTCGCCGCTCCGAAAAAGGACGACGAGGACGAAAAGTCGAAGACTGCGTCTGATAGCTCGCGCGCGCCGGATCTCGCGCAGATGAACGAGGAAATCATCGAGCTCGCGACGGCCGCGAAGGGACTGATGGACGAGATCGCGGAAATGAAGTCGCGGCCGGGCGTGTCCGTCGTGGAACTTGCCACGGTGCCGAACGGCAAGGAATTCTCGGGCACCAAGTCGACGGGCACCTACGAGTACTCGTCCATGCTCTCTGCGCCGATTCCCGCTGGCGCACGCGAGGCTGTCGTCGCCGCCGCGGTCAAGCGCCAAGAGAAGCTCGAGCAGCGTCGCGCCGCATCATCTCGAATCAACCTGCGGATGTCCTAGGAACGCCTAACCCGGCGAGAAGGAGAAATCATGTCGGTCTTTGATCGGGCGTCAGGCGTTCTTGCAACGCGGCCACGTCCTGCCCAAGTCGATTACAAAAAGGCGGTTACGCAAGACTCCGCCCCGACCATCATCGAAGCCGAGTGCTCGGAACGGCTGATCGATTACGTCCAGGATTGCTCGGTGCTCCTGGGACTCATCAACGTGATTCGGATGAATCGTCGCGAGCAAAACATCAACTTCATCGACGTCTCGGACGGACTTCTGCGTCCGGGCGGATGCGCCACGGATGATTCGGATTGCGATACCGGGACCATCACCGCGACTCGCAAGACGCTTCGGACCGAAGAGATCAAGGCG